AATTATAAACTTAAAACAAAAAAACAAAATGTCAAGTATTAATTCATTACTCGAAAGCGCTGCAGGTAGCTTTAAAAACATGCAGAGCGATGCCAATAGAATGGCGTCAAAATGGGGAAAAACAGGTCTATTAGAAGGACTTGGTAGCGAAGTTGATAAAAACAACATGGCTATGATCCTCGAAAATCAAGCAAAACAATTAGTAACAGAACAATCTTCTAACAACATTAATGGAGGTTCTTTTACAGTAGGACAAGGTGAACAATGGGCTGGTGTAGCTCTTCCATTGGTACGTAAAGTATTTGGTTCTTTATCAACTAAAGAATTCATGTCTGTACAACCAATGAACTTGCCTTCTGGACTTGTATTCTTCTTAGATTTCCAATATGGAGATGGTAAAGCTGCTCCTTACGGTAAATTTGGACCTAGCGGTGACACTTATGGTGCTACTTCATCTTTATATGGTGCTACAAACCCAGGCGATAATGTTGATGCATCTCAAGGTTTATATGGTGCAGGTCGTTTCGCTTACTCAATCAACCAATTCTCAGCATCTTGTTCAACAACAGCTACTACAGCTTCTTGGGGAGATGTAAACTTTGAGGCTGAATTATCTGCTTCAATTTTCGCTAACCAATACACTAAAGTAACAGTTACTATCCCTGCAATCGCTGGTAGAACTCCAGACTGGAAAGGTGTTCGTGCATTTGTATTAGCATCAGGTTCAGCAACAGTACCATCAGATGCTACAATGGCTCGTTTGTTACCTCAATTTACAACTACAAACGGTACATCTACAGTATCTTTCATCTATTCAGGTTCAATGAGTGGTCAAAGTGTTGTATCTCCAATCCCAGGAACTGGATCATTTGCAAACACTGTATTCTACAACTTACAACCAGCTGATAACTACAGAGGTGACTTCGAAGATAACAGCGGTGCTGGTTATCCAAATGCTGAATCTACATCTGCAGATCAATTAGCTATTCCACAAATCAATATCCAAATGAAATCTGAGGCTATTGTTGCTAAAACACGTAAGTTGAAAGCACAATGGACACCAGAATTCGCACAGGATTTGAACGCATACCAATCATTGGATGCTGAAGCAGAATTAACATCTATTATGTCTGAGTATATCGCATTAGAGATCGACTTAGAAAACTTAGATATGTTGATCCAAGATGCTAATGCATGGGATGAGTACTGGAATGCTCAAAATAACCTACAATTGAATGCTGCTAGAACAGGATACGATAACTTAGGTTTCTACAACACACAAGGTCAATGGTTCCAAACTTTAGGAACGAAAATGCAAAAAGTTAGTAACAAAATTCACCAAAAAACATTACGTGGTGGTGCTAACTTCTTAGTATGTTCTCCAACAGTTGCAACTATCATTGAATCAATCCCTGGATTTGCTTCATCTTCTGATGGTGATGTTACTAAAGCGTCTTACGCATTTGGTATCCAAAAAGCAGGTCAAATGAACAGCCGTTACACAGTTTACAAAAACCCTTACATGACAGAAAATGTTATCTTGATGGGTTATAGAGGAGCTCAATTCCTTGAAACTGGTGCTGTATTTGCTCCATATGTTCCATTGATTATGACACCACTTGTGTACGATCCAACAACGTTTACTCCACGTAAAGGTTTATTGACTCGTTACGCTAAGAAAATGATCCGTCCTGAATTTTACGGTCGTATCTTCGTGTCTAACTTGAACACTATCTAATATTAGATAAAACCTAATATGAAGAGCCGGACGAAAGTCCGGCTTTTTTAGTTTTCCCCCAATATTTATTATCAAATATAGTTATATGAACGATTTTAATAGAACGCCACAAGCACAAGAAGTTTTTAAATCAAAAAGAAAACCTAAAGGTCCAATTAAGTTTGAAATTCAATTAAATGAAGAACAAAAAAGGGCAAAAGAACAAATCTTAAACAACACAGTCACAGTATTAAAAGGTAAAGCAGGTTCTGGTAAATCTCTCTTAGCAGCTAATATAGCACTTGACTTATTATTTAGTAGAGAAATCGAAAAGATTATCATTACTCGACCAACTGTAGTAGCAGGACAAGACATTGGTTTCCTCCCAGGAGACGTTAATGAAAAACTTGCTCCATTTACAGCTCCTGTATATGAGAACATGCATCGATTATATAACAAAGAAAAAATCGAAAAATGTATATCTGAAGGTGAAATAGAGATTGTACCTGTATCTTTTATGCGAGGTAGAAACTTTACTAATTGTTTAGTTGTAATTGATGAAGCTCAAAACTTAACTGATACACAAATGGAGTTATTATTGACTCGTATATGTCATGGTTCTAAAATGATATTCTGTGGTGATGGTGCCCAAATAGATTTAAAAGATCGTAAAACCTCAGGATTTGATGTAGTATGTAAGCATATGAAAGACGTACCTGGATTTGAGGTAATTACGTTAGAGAAAAATCATAGACATGAAATTGTAGAATTTATCTTAGATGTATATAAAAATCTTAGATCGTAATAGTAAAATCAAGGGTTTTGTTAATATTTATAACAAAAACTCGGGATGGCTAACTTATACATAAATATTACTGAAGAAATTACTTTAGCTAATAATGAAACTCAAACAGTAATCACACCAACAATAATTCCTAACATCAATTATATTGATACAAGGAATATGAATTGTCCTACAGGATCACAAATTTCAATTTTTTCCTTAGGTGCAATGCCTGGTGCTGGTACTTTTGTAACTAGTAGTTTACAATACGCTAGAATAACTAATTTATCAACTTCCTCAGTAAAATTATCAATAGAGGCTCCTACAACGGATTCAAGCTTCTTAATAGCTGCAGGTAATTCTTTCTATATATCTACCAGTAAAATAACAGGTAGTATTGATAGTAATTTTACTTTAGAAGACATTCAAAATGTTTATATTGAATCATCAGGATCATCTGCTCAAATTGAATATTTTATCGCTACAAACTAATTAAATTATGAATATTCCAATTTGGCCCGGATCAAGCTCATTTCAACCTGGAGACACTCCATTTGGTTTTTATGACTATGATAATCAATTTCAAACAGATGCTGACAAATTTGCAAAATTTGCTTCACAACGTTTAGGTTATCCTTTAGTTGAAGTTGAATTACAAGATATAAATTTTTATACTGCATTCGAAGAAGCAGTTACTACATATGGAAATGAATTATACGCTTATCAAGTAGCTGAAAATTTACTCACATTCCAGGGGGCATCAACCACAATTAACCCAGGAAATAACGAACTAGTTGAAGAAAATTTAGCTGCTATAGTTCGCTTATCTAACCAATATGGTGAAGAAGCTGGAGTTGGAGGTACTATTACATACCATACAGGATCAATTTACCTAACATCAGGAGTACAAAATTATGATTTAAAATCTTGGGCAATATCCCAAGGTATACAAGGTGGTATTGAAGTAAAACGTATATTTTACGAAGCACCTCCTGCAATCACAAGATACTTTGATCCATATGCAGGTACAGGTACGGGTATGATGCAAATGTTAGATAGTTTTGGGTGGGGATCATATTCACCAGCTATTAACTTTATGTTAATGCCTATTAGTTATGATATGCAAAAAATTCAAGCAATTGAATTGAATGATCAAATTAGAAAATCACAATATACATTTGAATTAGTCAATAATGTATTAAGAATATTCCCGATTCCACAAGGAGGAGGAATTCGTGAATTACATTTTGAATATATTTTACTTACTGATCGCAATCAACCATACGCGGATAGAAACGGCCAAAGTGTAATCACCAACGCCTCTAATGTTCCTTATGAGAACCCAACTTATACACGTATTAACTCGATTGGTCGTCAATGGATATTTGAATATGGATTAGGAATTGTTAAAGAAATTTTAGGATATGTTAGAGGAAAATACTCTACACTCCCAATCCCTGGTTCTGAGGTAACTTTAAACCAAGGAGACTTAATAACTGCTGCTACTGCAGAGAAACTAGCATTAATTGAACGTTTAAGAGCATATTTTGATACAACTTCACGCAAAACTTTATTAGCAAATAAAGCAGAAGAAGCACAAAGTCAAATGAATATATTAGCAGATGTTCCAATGACAATTTTTATAGGATAATATGGCATTATTTGGTACACAACGTGACGTTTCTTTATTTAGACATCTTAACCGTGAGTTGTTATGGGATATTATTACACAACAATGTGTATTTTATCAATTAAGAGTAGCTGAAACTAGAGTAAACATGTATGGTGAATCAACAGGAGCTAAATATTATAATTCACCTGTACTATTAAATGCTCTTATTGAAAGAGGTGAAAATGCTTCTCCAACAGGAGACATGGGTGTGGATTATGAACGTCCAATGACGTTTAAATTCTTAAGAGATGATTTAAGAGGTAAAAATCCGGTTACAACTGGTGGAGGTCCTGACATAGGTAATTATATCGATTCACCTTATGGTGCTGATTTAGTCCCTCAAGTAGGGGATATCATTATGTGGTACGAGGGATATTGGGAAGTTAATAATACGAATGATAATCAATTATTTGTAGGTAAAGACCCAGCTTACCCATATGATGAGAATCCATTAAACCCAGGATTAGAAAATTTTGGTACAAATTTATCAATCATTTGTACAGCACATTACGTACCTGCGGATAAAGTACAAATTACAAGAGAAAGACTATAAGACATGCCATCAGCTAGAAAACCCACACCAAAATCTCAATTAGAGATCCAAAATAGCCAGATAGAACCTTATGTTTTTCCTGAAACCGGCGAATCATTAGGTAATCCTAATATACCATCTGAATTTAGACAATTTACTCCAACGAATCAAAGTGGAGTTGACTTTAACCGTTCAGAACAGATGTCATTTAAAGGTGACACTACAAAACCATTTACAGTAGGTTTACAAGATATTGATGAATCTATAATGTTTTATTTTCAAAATGTTATTCGCCCATTTGTTTACCAAAATGGTGTTCGAATAGAGGTACCTGTAATATATGGTTCTCCTGAACGTTGGAAATCGGTACAAAAAGATGGTTACTATAAAGATAAAAATGGTGCTATTATGGCCCCATTAATTATGTTTAAAAGAGACACGGTTGATAAAAATAGATCATTAACAAATAAATTAGATGCTAATTCACCCCATCTATATACATCTTGGGGAAAACCATACAACCAAAAAAATGCATATTCTAATTTTAATGTATTAACAAATCGTATACCTGTTGAACAATTTATTGTCAATGTAGTACCTGATTATGTTACTTTAACCTATACTTGTACTGTCCAAACATACTATGTTGAACAAATGAATAAAATAGTTGAAGCTATTAACTATGCTTCAGATTCATATTGGGGTGACCCAGAACGCTTTAAATTTAAGGCAACTATTGATTCATATGCTACAACAGTAGAAATTTCAGACAATACAAATCGTGTTGTTAAAAGTACATTTACTATAAAACTATTTGGTTACATAGTTCCTGATACGGTACAAAAAGAAGCAACAGCTATTAAAAAATATAATAGTAAAGCTCAAATTGTAATTGGACTAGAAACAGTAAATGGTGTATCTGAATTTGTATCTTCAGGTAAGAAAAAAACATCACCAGTTATTATTCCTTCCGGTGGTGGAGGTGGTGGAGGTGGTGGTAACACTATAAGTCAAGCAACTTTGACATATTTAAATACAAATACACAACAAGCAGGTACTTATGTTAATTCAACTACAATAACATTTGCTAGTGGTTGGTTATCAGCTCCAACAGGTTTACCTGTTACATCAATAAGTAATTTCTCAATTTTTGTTAATGGACAATTAATGGAATTATCTTCCATTTCTTCATTTACACAAAGTGGAAATCTAACAACTTTAATAATTAACCCGGCTCAATTGGGTTATGGTTTTGATATAAATGATGAAGTTATAGCAATTGGAAAATTTAGTAGTTAACGTTTAATATTTATGACAAAATGGCAAAAGCAAAAGGACAATCAGTAGTTTCATTCGTGAGAAAACCTAAAAAGAAAAACCCAGGTGTTCACGCAAAATCAAAATCAAGTAAAAGCAAAAATAGTAAAAATTACGTAAAAGCATACGTAGCACAAGGGAAGTAAAATGGCATTAATAAAACCGGAACAGTTACGATCGGGTTCATTCAATATAACGGGTTCGTTATTTGGAACTTCATCATATGCGAATTACGCATTGACTGCTTCTTATGCCATGAATGGTGGTGGTGTTGTAGGTACTCCTTTTAGAATAGCTACAGGAAGTGTATCTGCTAGTGTAGATGTTGGATCAACAATATTTTTGATTACCAACAATAATGTACCTGTTTTAACAGTATCTCAAAGTGGAATTGTAATATTGGCTACTCAATCTATAAACCCTACAGGTACAGCACCTAATGGTGGGATTTATTTTACCTCTTCTTCACTTTTTATTGGTTTAGATTAAAATACATATATTTATAATAAAATAAAAAAACAAATATGGCAACTTGGAAAAAAGTAATAGTCTCCGGTAGTACAGCTAATTTAGCAGCATTACAAGTAGACAATCTTACATCAGGACAAGTAGTAATTGGTGGTGGTACTTCCAATTTATCTACAACAGCAATTAATGGTACTGGTAATATCGTAGCAACAACAAATGCTACAGGATTAGTTCATTCTGGTTCATTTAGTGGTTCATTCCAAGGTAATTTTGTTGGTACCACTAACTTACCCGATTTAACACAAGGTACTGGTATTACAGCATTTACTTATGATGGTGCTTCAACTGCGACAGTAGCAGTTTCAGGAGCTTCAGCTTTAAGTACTAATAATATTACAAAATGGACAGGTAATGCATTTGCTAACTCATCTTTAACAGATAATGGTACTGCAATTACAGGTACTACTTCATTACAGTTAAGTGGAGCTAGTTCAGCATTAACTGGATCATTTACAGGATCATTTTCAGGTAATGGTGCTGCATTAACGGGTGTAACTGCAACCGCTATTTTCCCAACATCACAAGTAAATAATATTACAAGTACAGATAAATTCTTTATTAGTCAAAGTACTAACCAATATATTACTTATGGTGATTTATTAACTGACTTAGCTGGTACTAATTTAGCAGTTGAATCTACAGATAGTTTAACACTAGCAACTACTATTACAGGACTTACTTCAGTTACTTCTACTACTTTTGTAGGTAATTTAACTGGGACAGCAACAACTGCATCTAACATTACTCCTGCAATCACCAACAATGCTGATAATAGAGTATTAACAGCAACTGGTGGTGGTACAATTAATGGTGAAGGAAATTTAACATTTGATGGTACTACATTAACAGTAACAGGAAATGAAGTAATTACAGGTAACTTAACAGTACAAGGTACAGCATCTTTTCAACAAACAACCAACTTAGAAGTAGCAGATAGATTTGTATTATTTGCTTCTGGATCAAACACAGCAGGAGATGGTGGTATCGTAATTCAACAAGGTACTCAAAATGTAGGTGAATTATATGGATATGATAGTGCTACTAATCGTTGGGCATTTACCTCAAGTTTTACAGCTAATGGAGCTTCATTCACACCGGCAGCATTTATTACTACAACTGAAGTAAGTACAGCAGTTCCATCAGCTGCTCCATTATATGGAGGTGCTTCAAATGGATTTGGTAATATCCATGTTAAAACAGATACAGGAGATATTTATATTTATGCTTAATATAATGGGGTAGGTGTAAAATCCTACCCCTAATTTTTAAAATCAATGTTATGAGTATTCTAGACAGAATTAAACCACCAACACAACCCCAACAACATCTGAAAGAATTAACTTTAGATCAATTATCAACCCAAGAAATAGAAGTTTTACTTTCTATGATAAAAAGAACAAACTTCCTTGGAGAAGATATAGAACCTTTATATAATTTAGTCGTTAAGCTACAAAGCCAATACATAGAACAGACTAAATAATAATATATGAATTTATTTTCAATTGATTTTTCACACGCAGAATTAAATTTTCTACGTCAAGCACTAGAGACTATTCCTATCCAAGGAAAAGATGCTAAATTTTGTGCTCACATCCAAATGAAATTAGAACAAGAACTTGAAGAAATTGTTCAAATGATAAAAGCTGAAGAAGAAGCCAAAACTTTGGGACTTCAACAAATGATCCAACATGAAGAAACTAAAACTTTAACCAGGAAAAAACAGTAATATATTTATTACCGTATTATAGGCCCTAAAGGGAAGTGGATACAGCATATTCTGTATAACCAACCGTAATAAACATATAAATGCCAAACTGGAAAAAAGTCATAGTATCGGGCTCTAATGCAGCCTTAAACTCTTTAAATGTAACAACTAGTATTACGGGCTCTACAGCCCTTCTTACTTCAGTCCCTTTAGGAACAACAGAAACCAATATTGTTGTATTAACAGCAGATGGTGATTTAAGATATAGAAATAATTTAAGTTTACAAGGTACACAAGGTGCTACAGGTACACAAGGTACTACAGGTACACAAGGTACAACTGGTACTCAAGGCGCAACTGGCGCACAAGGTACAGTAGGAACACAAGGCGCAACTGGAGCTCAAGGAACCATAGGTGCACAAGGTATAACTGGAACACAAGGTGCTACTGGAGCACAAGGAATAACAGGAACCCAAGGTACAACTGGAACAACAGGTGCACAAGGTACAACTGGAACACAAGGCGCAACTGGAACACAAGGCGCAACTGGATCACAAGGAACAGTTGGAACAACTGGAGCACAAGGTACAACCGGTGCAACAGGGTCACAAGGAGCTACTGGTTCACAAGGTGTTACTGGTGCACAAGGAACTACAGGAGTACAAGGCGCAACTGGAACACAAGGTACAATAGGTACACAAGGTACTATAGGTACAACGGGATCACAAGGTACTACTGGAACACAAGGTATACAAGGTGTAAATGGAGCTACTGGTTCTCAAGGAACAACTGGAACACAAGGTACCGTTGGTACTACTGGAGCGCAAGGTACTACTGGAGTACAAGGGACACAAGGTGTAACTGGATCACAAGGAACTGTAGGTACACAAGGAACAACTGGAACACAGGGTGTTGTTGGTACACAAGGTACAGTAGGAACACAAGGAACTACTGGTACTCAAGGAACAACTGGTGCACAAGGTATTACTGGAACACAAGGAAATGATGGTTCATTTGGTGGTGCAACATTCGATTACACCTACGATACCTCAACAGCAGCATCAGATCCTGGTACTGGTAAAGTACGATTAAATAACGCGACGGAAAACACCGCTACTGCGATGTATATTGATTCAACTACGGATCAATCCGCTAATATAGACTCATTCTTAAATACAATTAATGCTGTATCATCAGCCATAAAAGGATATGTACGAATTGCAAACAGAACAGATGCAACCCAATTCTTATTATTCCAAATTTCAGCATTAACAAACAATACAGGTTGGTGGACATTAACAATCACAAACCAAGCATTTTCAGCTGCATCTCCATTCACTAACTTAGAAGATATTATAGTATCTTTTGTAACTACCGGTGATAAAGGAGCTCAAGGAACAACAGGTACACAAGGTGCAACGGGAACTCAAGGAACTACTGGTACACAAGGTACAGTAGGTGCAACAGGATCTCAAGGTACGACTGGAACACAAGGAACTGTTGGTGCAACTGGTTCACAAGGTGCTACTGGAGTGCAAGGAACTGTTGGTACAACAGGAGCTCAAGGAACAACTGGAACACAAGGAACAGTGGGTGCTACAGGTTCTCAAGGTACAACTGGAACAACAGGTGCACAAGGCACAACAGGTACACAAGGTGCTGTAGGAACAACAGGTACACAAGGCACAACAGGTACACAAGGTGCTACTGGAACACAAGGTACTACTGGAACTCAAGGAACAACAGGTGCACAAGGCACAAGTGCAGCAACTGCTATTACAAATAACGTAGACAACTATGTAGTTACTGCTACAGGTAATGGTACAACACCATTTAATGGTGAATCAAATATGACATTTGATGGATCTACATTGAATGTAATAGGAACTATTCGTGCTACTGTTAAGTCCTTTATCATTGATCACCCAACTAAAGAAGGTAAAAAACTACAATATGGTGTACTTGAGGGACCTGAACATTCAGTATATCTTCGTGGTAGACTTACGGACATTAATACTATTCTACTCCCAGATTATTGGCATGCTTTAGTTCATGAAGATACAATTACAGTTGCTTTAACACCAATTGGAAAACATCAAGAACTTTGGGTACAAGGTATAACAGATACTATAATTACTATTGGTTCTAAAAATAAAAAATTAGATTGTTTTTATGCTGTGTTTGCAGAACGTAAAGATACTGATAGATTGATAACAGAATTTGATAAAGAATAAGTTATGGCATTGATTTATGGACCTATAATTCCTGGTTATACTAACGGATTGACATTTTATATTGATGCTGTTAAACCCCAATCATACCCTGGTTCTGGTACTTCTTGGGTTAATATGATTAAGGGAGCTCCTGATTGTTTACTAGTTAATGGTCCTGTATTTAATAATACCCCCCCATCCTCTAATTTTACATTTGATGGTTCAAATGATTATGTAGAAATAATAGGAGGGAATTATGCTGTTAGTTTAGGAAATGGAAATCTTGCATGGACCGTTAATGCTTGGGTAAAAACATCTACTACAGTAAATGGTTTAGGATTAGGCTCTATTTTATCAAATTCAAGTGGAGGACCTGTCTATTCCATGATGGGAGTTAACGCTAATAAAATCGTTTACTGGACATACCAGAACGATAGCTGGGCACAAAAATTAGGAACTGCTACAGTAAATAACAATACTTGGCGTATGTTGACTTGGGTAAATTATACAAACTATACAATGGATATGTACGTAGACGGAGTATTAGATGCATCAGTTGCTAACTCTACATCAGGAAATAATAATCCTGTAGATAGAATTGGAGCAAGCTGGGCAGGATTTTATAACGGTAGTATAGCAGTTCTTTCCATGTATGGAGGAACAGCTCTAACAGCAGCTCAAGTATTGCAGAATTACAACGCTTTAAAATCTAGATTCATATAACATGCCAACACACGCAGGACCAAACCCAGCTTTAGATAGTAATATCATATTTTCATATGATGTGGGAGATACTTCAAATTCTTTCCGCGGAAAGCCTACAACTAACTTTTATACAAATGGACACTTTTCTGGTGGTAATGGTATTTCACAGGAAGGGGGTAGCAATGCTACTAATACTATTATACAATTACCAAACCCAGGTAACTCACCATATGTATTGCAACAAACTATGGGTGTTGCGTACACTGAGTATCAAATCAACTTAACTAATCAACTCCAATCTAATACAACATACGTATTGTCTGGATGGTATGCAGAATCTGCAGATTATGCAGGAGCGAGTAGAATGTTTCATTGTAGAGCTTTTTCAACTTCAGGCGCACACGTTGCATTAGGAACGGGAATCGGAACTGTATTAAAAACTGTGCAAATTGGAGGTATTACTTGGAGACTTTGTTATGCTACAATCACAACTCCGGCAGATTATAGTAACGACTTTAACTGGTATGTAGGATATGATGGAGGAAGTTATACCGGAGCTAGATATTATACAAATTTAATGATGGAAGTTGGTACAACGCCATCCCAATTTGTTGATGGAACGCGATCATCAACACAAGGTCTATTACCTTTAATTAACAATCCAACCATAGATTTATCAAGTGTTTCATTTGATTCAAATGCACAAATAATATGGGATGGTACAGATGATACAATTTCAATAAATTCATACTCTGCTATAGAATTAGTGGATAATGTTTCAATTGAATGTGTTTATATGAGACTATCAACAGACCCTGTTTTAGATATTATAGCAAACAAATATAATGGTACTGGGTGGGAATTATTTTGTCAGACTGGTGCCACATTTGCTTTAGCCGGTAGAAATGGAGATGGAACTTATTATGCTACCTCTAACCCAGCATATACTATTCAAAATAATCAATATTATCATTTAGTTGCAATCAAAGATGGTTTTTCGTGGAGATTATATGTAAATGGACAACTATATTCATATTTAACCGCAGGTACTATTGGAACTTGGAGTAATAGTGGTATATTACAAATAGGGGGAGAGGGATCGGGATATTACCCTCACATGAAACTCCCAATTTTTAAAATATATAACACAGTACTCTCAGCAGACCAAGTACAACAAAACTATAGACAATATAAATCACGTTTCAATTTAAGTTAAGATATGGCAGTAGCAAATGGATATGGAAAAGTAGTAACATCGGGTTCGGCGTTTATGTACGATACAGGAGATAATTTTAATTCATATAAAGGACAACCTGGTACAAATATAACAACAGGTGCTGGTAGAAACTATAATGGTTATGATAAAATAACATATAGTGGTGGTATGTTTTTTGAAACTAATGGATATACCGAAGTAGTTAATATACCTGCATTAGGTCCTACCACTGTACAAAGTGTTGAAATTAACAATGCATATTGTGGATATGGATGTAATGGTAATTACCAATGTTGCCCAAATTTATTCAACTACACTGGTGGATGGATGAGCTCCATTTGGACCCCAGGTCAAACATATTCATACCAAATAATATATAAATGCACTTCAGGATATACAGGTCCTAATTTCATGTACCATTACGAATATAACAGTTCTGAAGGATATTTAACAGAATATGGTGTATTTGATTCAAATCAACAAGAATCTTTAGGAGATGGGTGGTATCATGCTTGGAATACATTTACAGTTCAACCAACTGCTGCAAAAGGTTACACTGGTTTATGGTATTATCAATATAATGTTGCTGATAAAGTATCAATAGCAGCAGTAAGTATATCACCTGGAAATACTATTAGACCCCCACGAGAAATCATCCCTTCAGGAACAACACGTTCTGCTACTCAAGGTCTATTACCAATAGTAGGAAATTCATCTATTGATTTATCTAACGTATCATTTACTTCAAATGCCCAAATGACATTTGATGGAACTGATGATGGTATTATTATTAATACTTCCCAATTCAACAAAAGCAATGGAGATCCTATTACAGTAGAGTGCGTAATAAAACCCCAAAGAAATGCAGGACAATACCAAGATTTAATAGTAAATAGAAGCAATAGCCTTTATAATTGGATGTTATATCAACATACTAACGACGGATCTATCCAATTACACGGGAGTGATCAATATAAATCTACATATATTCCTACACTTAATCAATATGTCCATATAGTGGCTACTGTTGATGCTTCTGGAAATTATGTTTTATATGCTAATGGAGAAGTAAAACAGACAGTATCTGGATGGACATACGCTGGAATGTCTCCAAGCCAATTATGTATAGGGATATTTGGAGATGCAAGATATGAACCATATCAAGGAAACATAGACATATCTAAAATATATAATAGAGCACTTACCTCATCAGAAGTCAAACAAAACTACAACAAATACAAAACACGTTTTAACTTATCATAATATTTATCATAGATGGATACATTCGAAAATAGAAGATGGTTGGTTTTACCTTCAAACCTTACAGGTTCTATAAACTTTAACCAAGTTCTAGAGGCTAGCCCCTCCACATTACGTTATAGTGTAGATCAAACGGAAACGTTTGTAAAATATGACGTAACTGTAGTAACAGCAAGTTACACAGCAAGTTATGTTAATGCAGAAACTGATGAAACTGGTTCCTATATTGTGGAGGCTGGAACATATGGAAGACCAGATATATATTCCCCTATATACCCAGAATACCATTATCAACCAATGCTAGATTTACTAGCAACACCAGAATGGACACAACCATTACCAACAGAATAAGACATGGCAGATATTAGAATAACCCCCAGTTCCAGTATAATGAGCTTTACTAGCTCATTAAATTACATACAAACTTTAATACAAGAAGCCTCTGGCTCTCTTACTATACAAGGTTCTGGTTCAACTGGTAGAACCGATATACTTACAGTTAATGGAAATAACGGTACGTTATTTTCTGTATCTGATGACTTATCAAATTCATTATTCTCTGTTAATACAATTGCAGGTTTACCTGTAATTGAAGCATTCGCTGACAATGCAGTAAATATAGGAAAATATGGAGCTGAATCCATCGTAGTATCAGGTTCAGGTGGTGATCTACAATTAAGTGGATCTGTTAAATTGGTTTCTTTAGGTACAGCAGCTGATACAAATGTTGTAGTATTTAATTCAACTACTAAAAAATTAGCATATAATACAGCTTTAAGTTTACAAGGTACACAAGGTGCTACTGGTACACAAGGAACAACTGGAACCGGAACTCAAGGAGCAACAGGTACACAAGGAACAACTGGAACCGGAACTCAAGGAGCAACAGGTGCCCAAGGAACAACTGGAACCGGAACTCAAGGAGCAACAGGTGCTCAAGGAACAACAGGTACTGGTACTCAAGGAGCAACAGGTACACAAGGAACAACTGGAACAGGAGCGCAAGGAGCAACAGGTACTCAAGGTATTCAAGGTCGCCAAGGTATAACAGGTACCCAAGGAGCTGTAGGAACTGGAACCCAAGGAGCAACAGGAACCCAAGGAGCAGTTGGAACCGCTACACAAGGAACAACAGGAACCCAAGGAGCAGTTGGAACCGCAACTCAAGGAACAACAGGAACCCAAGGAGCAGTTGGAACCGCTACACAAGGAACAACAGGAACCCAAGGAGCAGTTGGAACCGCAACTCAAGGAACAACCGGAACCCAAGGAGCAGTTGGAACCGCTACACAAGGAACAACAGGAACCCAAGGAGCAGTTGGAACCGCTACACAAGGAACAACAGGTGTTCAAGGTATTCAAGGAATATCTGGAGGTGGAGGTGGTGGGATAACTATCAACCCTACAGATTATTACATACCATATAGATCAAACTCTTCATCATTCCAAGATAGTTTCTGGAGAATTAATTCAGGTAATACTGATATCATGGAAACTACTTTTGGTGTGGGTGGTTCTCAACAAGGTATACAACTTAATTTTGATGCTCCCCAATTTAACTTAACCGATGAAAATGGAATATCTGCATTGCGTTGGGAGGGTTTTAGACGATTACATACTCCTGACGTTGAAATAGCATTAGACTGGGCAGCAGGTAATTACCCAAACACCGCAAAAACAACTTCCAACATCTATCAAAACGATTTCTATGTATCCGCGGAATCCCAATCTAGAGTTATAGAGTCTTCAAAAGATGCCGAATATTTATGGTGGTCTGGACATGTTATAGAAGGAGCTGAAGGAGATATAACATCTGTGGGAGATGTATGTGCTTTACGTGCCACCTCAGGTGTATGGGAAACAGTTGATTTTAACAACATCCGTTCCACTAGACTGCTTGGAATATATTTGGGTAATGGTAAATTCTTATTAGACGGACATGTTATTGGATATAATGCTAAAAATAATGAACCATATGTAGGATTGCAAGATGTTACAGCGAATAATTATTCCTCTCCATTATATGGAAATGTTAGTATAAATGGATTTATGCAAAGTGGAGCACCTGTTAGCTCTGGTCAATATGTAAGAATTTTAGGACATGCATACAAATACTCAAATGATGAAGCCTATTACTTAATCCTATTTAGACCATCAAATGATTGGGTACTTATTTAATAAAAACTTAAATTAAAAATAAACAAATATGAATTTAATTATAGAATCTCACCCAAATTACAGTACCGGAATAACTCCAAAAACTAAAATAAGAGCAAAAATCACAATTACTGATTTATATAAACCTTATGTAATTTTTCAAAAGGATATATCTTCAACTTTAGAAGAATTAAATAAAATATTAAATAATATTCAAGAATCTAAAACAGGATACTTTCAAGTTTCATTATCGTTATCCTACTACAACTCAGATGGAACACTTATCCCCTGTGTTGACATCTCCCCAGAATCATCTTTAATGATTGAATGGAATAAAGCTGTAGAAAATGATGATATAAGAAGTAGTGTTGGTATCCTTAAAACAAACAATAGTAAAGATGGTAAAGAACAAATAATTTATATCTATTTAATTCCTGAGGAGGATGCTAAAAATGATATGGATTGGAATACTAAAAAATATGATTATGATGGAGAACAATTAAAAGATAATATACTATCTATAGAATCTGAAATTGCTAATCTTAAACAAAAAATGGAAATTATGAAAAAAATTTCCACAGATGTAATATATGCTCAAAACGATATTTCAAATATAGAAAAAGATTTATCTATGAAATTTAATATTGGACCATTAATTGGTTTATACCAAGCATATCAAAATCTTTCCAATGCCACACTAACCCCAGAATTAAGAGCCAAATATAATTCAATAATTGCTATTCAAAAAAATTGGAATACTTTAGCTCAATATATAGATGGTCTTAAAATAATCGAATAACCATAATTAATGGCCACAGTCTCAGGAGTCCCAGTAGAAAATATATCCTCTATAAAAGGAGTAGCAGCTACCTCTATATCATCTATAGCAGGTATTTCTACAAACTCCCTACCAGGATGGCCAGGTAGTGCACCAACTTGTACCACTCTAGCATTAGGCTACTCAGATGGAAGAAGAAATCCCCCTTCATATGCATGTTTCGCTACATTTGAAAATTATGATTTTGATTCTACAAACAAGGTTTTGTATGTTTCTGGACAATGTGGTATAACAGAAGCACTCCCCGGATTCTACTCAGATGGAGTAACATTATCCGATTACATTAATGGTACATTAAATGATATTGGTCCTTGTCCTAGATAACTTGGATACCTAAAATATTATTCATACATTTAACGTATGAATTCAAACTTTACTAAACAGGTTATAAAAAATGGTGGTTCAATCCACCCAATTATTATTCCATCTGACCAAACAAATGGTACTGGATTAATGAATCCTTCCATTTACAACGATAATGGTAAACTTATCATGAACTTACGTCATGTAAATTATACTTTATACCATTGTGAAGGAGAACAACTTTATATCAATAGATGGGGTCCATTAGCATACCTAAACCCAGAAAATGATTTACATTTACGCACAACAAACTATTTTTGTGAGGTAACTGACAATTTAGAAGTTAAATCATTCACACAAATCGATACATCTAAATTAGATGTACCTCCTATTTGGCAATTTGTTGGTTTAGAAGATGGACGTTTAGTTCGTTGGAACAACAAATTATACATTTGTGGTGTTAGACGAGATACAACTTCTGATGGTGAAGGTAGAATGGAAATGTCTGAACTTGAAATAAAAGATGGTAAAGTTCGAGAAGTAAAACGTAGCCGAATTAAACATCCATACGATCAATCATCTTATTGTGAAAAAAATTGGATGGTTGTTACCGATATGCCTAATCATATGGTAAAATGGACAAACCCAACCGAGGTAATAGAGGCAAACCCTGAAACCCTTGAATGTTATCAACGAATCCTAAAACCAGGAACCGGCGAACACCAGGATATGAGAGGTAGTTCACAAGTTATTCCATATAAAGGAAAACGTATTTGTGTTATACATGAAGTTGATTTATTTAAAAATAAATTAGGTCAAAAAGACGGAAAATACACCCATCGTTTTGTAATTTGGGATATGGATTGGAATATTGAACATATTTCTGAACCATTTAGTTTTATGGACGGTGAAGTTGAATTTTGCTGCGGTTTAACTGAATTTAAAGATGATTTATTAGTAACGTTTGGCTTCCAAGATAACGCCGCTTATATATTGAGAATGCCTCAAGCGTTTTTTGATACTTATATTGAACAAGAAAAATCATATAAAAAATTCAATTGGGGAGAAATTGCAGATAGTCCATGGTTCCAAGAAACAGTAACTGAGGAAGTATTTACCCAAGAAATATACACAACATTATTTCCCGTTAATAAAGATGATATAGTATTAGATATTGGAGCATCAGCGGGTCCATTTACATATTCTATACTACATAAAGAACCTAAACACGTATATTGTTTTGAACCAAAGAAAACATTATTTGATACTATGACCGAAAATATAGGTCATCATTCAAATGTTACTTTAATTAATAAAGGTATAACAGGTGTAAATGGTGAAACAGAATTTAAAGGCCTTTATTTTTCCGATGTAAAGGAAACATGGGGTCGAAGTGCAACAGCCGATTCAATTACTTTTGATACATTCCTAAAAGAATATAATGTAGAACATATTGATTTTATGAAAATTGATTGTGAAGGTGGAGAATATGATATATTCATTCCCGAACGATTATCTTGGATTAAACAAAATGTAAAGAAAATTGTTGGTGAATGGCACTTGTCTAAACCTGAATTAAAAGAAAAATTTAGAAAATTCCGAGACACATATTTAAAAGAATTTCATACATATGAAGTATATTCAATGGATGGTGTTGATATTAAATGGGATTTGTGGAATGATAGTTTTATAGATTATTATAGTGAAATTACACTTTATATAGACAATCGTAAACCAACTAAAAAAGAACACTGGCGTTTAACAGAATGGCCTACATTAGAGTTTACAACATCGATCCCTCCAAAAGGATGTGTTATTGATTGTGCTTTTTGTCCTCAAAAAACATTGTTGAATGTATATAAAGCAGATAAAACAATGACATTTGAAAACTTTAAAAAAGTAATTGATAAACTACCAAAAGAAATACGTGTTACATTCTCTGGGTTTACTGAACCTTGGTTAAACAAACGTTGCACCGATATGCTTATCTATGCTTCCCAACAAGGACACCCTATATCAGCATTTTCAACAGGTGTAGGTATGACTTTAGAAGATGTTGAACGCATCAAAGATATTAAATTTGTTGATGGGCCAAATGGTGGATTCTGCTTACATATCCCAGATCAAGAACGTATTGCAAAACATCCAATTACTCCTCGATTAATAGAGGTATTTGAGCGTTTCAAAGAACTTGAAAACCACATAGAAGGTTTTTATGTTATGTGTATGGGTGAGGTACATGAAAGTGTTAAACATTTATGGCCTGAAGTACATGTTCCTACATTTTGGTCTAGAGCAGGTAACTTATTGGGTGAGGCAATCATCAAACCTGAATTAGAAAAATATAAAGATAGATTCCAGCATATGGATCATGGTGATAAACCTATGACTTGTGGTTGTGTTGAAGATTTGTATCATAATGTAGTATTACCTAATGGAGACGTTTCATTATGTTGTATGGATTATGGTTTAAAACACATACTAGGAAATATATTTGAACAAGATTACGAAGATGTAATCCCTAAACCATTACAATGTTTTGCCTTATGTCAAGGATGTGAAAATGCTGTATCACCTGATAATAAAAAATAATATGACACTAGAATATTGGTTACAACTTTATATAAAAAATCCTAAAGATCAAAATATTAATTTTAATCTAGGATGGAAGTACGAACAACAAGGACAAACTGCATCTGCTGCTGGTTTTTATCTACGAAGTGTAGAATTTGGTCATGATGTGAATAAACAATATGAGGCATTATGTAGAATGGCTTTATGTTTTGAAAAACAAGGCAATCGTGTATTTACTCTTAAAGGTATTTTACTACGAGCAATTTCAATTTTTCCAAAACGCCCTGAAGCATATTTTTTATTAGCTAGAATTTATGAACGAAGTCAAGAATGGCAAGAAGGATATACATTATCTGTTATCGCTCATGAATTTACTATTGATGGATATTCAACACAAACCGATTTAGAATATCCTACCAAATTAGGATTTTTATTTGAAAAAGCGGTGTGTGCTTGGTGGATTGGGTTATATGATGAGTCACTTTCTTTGTTTAAAGAACTGAAAAAATATGATATGCCCGAAATATATAAAAATGCAATTCAATCTAATTTAGACAATCTAGATAAACCTTAATTCTCTGCCAATATTTATAATAAAATATATTAAATGGCAAAAGTATTAAAAAAGATATTTATACCTACCACAGATGAGGTAGTTCAAAATTTTCCCATTGAATCGTGGCACGTTTCACAATCTGTAGATGCATTTACCGGAATTGATGCTTATGACATTACCCTTTCAGGATCATTAGTTATAACCGGTTCCGTAGCTATAAATGGTTTAACAAATCCAATACAAAATAGTGTATTAACTTATGATACTGTTACTGGACTTGTTTATTATACATCATCCGCAACATTTGCCGTTAATAATTTTTATACAAGTAGTGTTACTCAAAGTATTACTAGTAGTGTAGTAAATAATACAATTAACAATAGTACTATTAACCAAACTATCATTAGTAGTAGTGTAAATAACGTTGCTCCTTCAGATAAATTTATCCAATATAATAGTGGAAGTACTTTTGGTGCAGATTCTAATCTTGTATGGAATTATAATATACAGTCCCTTAAACAAGGTTTTAACACCGCAGCAACCGGTCTTTATGCCCATTCTGAAGGACTAACTACAGTAGCTTCTGGTGATGCGTCTCATGCCGAAGGACGTGATACTTTATCTTCTGGACCTGCATCCCATACTGAAGGTTACCTAGCTACCGCTTCAGGAATTTCATCTCATGCTGAAGGTCTTAGTACCCAGGCCTCCGGTGATTATTCACATGCTGAAGGTTCTCAAACTGTAGCAAAAGGGATAGGATCACATGCTGAAGGTTCTAAAACATCGGCCTCAATAGATTATGCACATGCTGAAGGATTTCAAACTCGTGCTACTGGTTGGTTTTCTCATGCTGAGGGATATTCAACTCTTGCTTCTGCTAGTGGTTCACATGCTGAAGGAACTACAACTCAAGCTACTGGAGATTATGCACATTCTGAAGGTGGAGGGACATATGCTCAAGCAGCATTTTCCCACACTGAAGGATATGGTACAATTTCAACGGGTATTGGTGGTCATGCTGAAGGATTAACTACTGTAGCTAGAGGTCAATATTCCCACGCGGAAGGATTTAACACAACAGCAATTGGTAGTTATTCTCATGCTGAAGGATATTATGCAACATCATCAAATAATGCTAGCTATGCACACGCCGAAGGTTGGGGAACTGTAGCAGATGGAAATTATCAACATGTGATGGGTGCTTTTAATAGATCATCATCTAATGCATCCGCATTTATTGTAGGAAATGGTACTAGCGCTGCTTCTCGTTCAAATCTAATATATGCCTCAGGCTCTTTAGTTCAAATAACAGGATCCACAAATATAACTAGTACTTTAACTACTAGTGGTTCTAGAGTTAGAAGATATAGAACATTAACATTAACTAATGCCGATTATAATACTTCTCCCACACCATCAATTCAAAGTGATGATGATATATTACTAATAATAGATAATACAACTAGTGTCGCTGTTGTAGGAGAAGGAAATTTAAGCATAACTAATTTTCTAAATAGTTCTGCAGGTAGATGTGTTGAAATAGTTAAAATTAAAGATGGTACCGGTGGTGGAATCATAATATTAAATGCTGCTATGTCTGGTAATACTTTAAATCTTAATAATATTAATGAATCTAACGGTACTAGAACTATTTGTTCATCATTAGGTAATAGTATTACTTTAATGTCTATGGGAATAGCATCTACAGGAAGTGCTTGGGGTAATGGATACTAAAATATATGAAATTAATAAGTTGTGATTTAAGTATTTGTCAATCATCTATACATGGATGGGGTTTATTTACTAATGAATTTATCAAAAAAGATCAGATAATTAATCAATCTGCAGGAATAAATTTCCCCCCAGGAAATGATTGTCCTACTGAATTAATTAAATATGTATATGCACATTCTAATGGATTAATAGTATCTTTAGGGCATGCAAGTTGGGTAAATTCAAGTAAAACTCCAAATGCAACATTTAGTATTGATTCTATACAAAATATAATTACTTTAATAGCCACTCAAGATATTAACCCATTAGAAGAAATAACCTTAAATTATCTAAACCAATAAATTATGTCAATCGTTTCAGAAAAAAAGTTCTTAACAGAAGAAGAAAAAGCAAAATTAAAAGAAATTCAAACAGGTACTCGTTCACTTATTGATGAATTAGGTGAAATTGAATTAATTAAATTACAATTAGAAAACCGTCATAACGCCGCTAAAAAATTCTTGGATGAATTATCTAACCAAGAAAAGGAGTTTACTCAATCCATGTCAGATAAATATGGAAAAATTAGTCTTGACCCGGAAACTGGTGAAATTACCCCAATGGATTAATTTGGGTTTAAATACACCATATTTATAATAAAATAAATCATTACAATGCCAGAAACAATTGTATCACCCGGTGTATTAGCAATAGAGAACAATCAATCATTTGTAACTCAACAACCTACACAAGCAGGCGCTGCTATAATAGGACCAACAGTAAAAGGTAAGGTAGGTATCCCTACAATAGTCACAACATATTCAGACTATTTAAATAAATTTGGTGCTACTTTCCTTAGTGGAAGTAATACATACACTTATTTTACCTCAATCTCAGCCTATAACTATTTTAATAATGGAGGAACTTCATTATTAGTAACTAGAGTAGTAAGTGGTACATTTTCACCTGCTACTTCCTCCTTAATCCCAACATCAACTGCTGCTACATCAGCATCTGCAGTTCTTGATTTAACAAGTGCTGTAACTGTTGCTTATACAGCATCATTTAATGGAATAAATGTAATCCTTTCAGGATCATCAGTTCAAAATGTATTTAATAATGCGACATCTTCAAACATAATTCCTTCCAACCCAACTAACTTTTATACAAACCTCACCATTAACAGTAGTGCTTCATTTTCTACTCCTAACATGGTTGTAACTTCTACTAATTCAAATGGTTTAGCTGGAAATTTATCATATTATGTTTCTGGAAGTACTATTGTATATTATACTGGTGGTACAAACACCGAAGCTTTTATTTTAGAAACTATTTCTAAAGGAGAAATAATGAATAGTACAGGCCCAACAGGCAATTACAATACATTATTAAGTGGATCAGCAGATAACTTTAGATGGCAAATAACTAACTCAGACCTAACAAATGGTACTTTTTACCTATTAGTTCGTCAAGGTAATGATTCATCAATCAATCCATCAGTAGTAGAAAATTGGGGCCCATTATCTTTAGATCCATATTCTTCAAATTATATTGAAAAAGTAATTGGTAATCAAATTGAAAATGTAGAAGTTGATAATGGTGAATATTACATTCAATTATCTGGAAGTTATCCAAACAATTCATCATATATTCGTGTTAAAACGGTTAACCAAACAACTCCAAATTACTTTGATAATGTAGGAAACCCAAAACCACAATTTACCGGTTCAATCCCTTATAATTCAAGTGGTTCATTTGGATCGGCAACTGGAAAAAATATCCCAACAGGTATTGCGGGTGCTTATTATGAAGCTATTATATCAGATACTAATATCCAAGGCTTATCCGCCGCTCACTATACAGAATCTATTTCTTTACTATCAAATAAAGATGCTTTTAAATATAATTTATTAACAGCCCCTGGATTGATGTCTGATATAGGATCAACATCTGCAGGTGCTATTAGTTTAATGAATTCTATTGTTCAAGATAGAGGGGATGCAATGGTAATATTTGATTCATCAAAATATAATTCCCAAATTGGATCAGTATTAACTAATACAGCAGGATATGATACATCATATGCTGCAACATATTGGCCTTGGGCAAGAACAATTGATCCAACAACAGCTAATCAAGTTTGGGTACCTGCTTCCACAATGATTCCTGGAGTATATGCATTTAATGATAATGTTGCTGCTCCATGGTTTGCACCTGCTGGTATAAATAGAGGTGTTTTAACTACTACTATTCAAGCAGAACGTGTTTTAACTCAAGGTAATAGAGATACATTATATCAAGCAAATATTAATCCAATTGCTACATACCCAACAAATGGTGTAGTAGTATTTGGACAAAAAACATTAGCTAAGAAAAAAAGTGCTTTAGATCGTATTAACGTAAGACGTTTATTGATTGAATTAAAATCTTATATATCTCAAATTGCTGATACATTTGTATTTGAACAAAATGATACTGTTACCAGAAATAATTTCTTATCTGTTATTAATCCATATTTAGCTTCTGTTCAACAACAACAAGGTTTAACAGCATTTAAAGTTGTAATGGATGAGTCAAATAATCCACCAAACGTGGTAGATAATAACCAATTAGTAGGACAAATTTTCTTACAACCAACCAAAACAGCAGAATTTATTTTACTAGACTTTAATATATTACCTACAGGTGCAACATTTCCTGCTTAATAATATATTTTAAAAAAAATATCAATATTTATAATAAAAATATAAAATGGCAAATTTTACATCTTCTCCTGGAGTAGCAATTAGTGAAATAGACAACACATATTTGACAGGATTACCTGTTCAAGCGGGTGCTGCTATTATAGGCCCAACAGTTAAAGGTCCTTATGAAAAACCTACATTAGTTACTTCATATTCCGATTTCCAAACAATGTTTGGAGACACTTTTATTAGTGGTGGTAACTCATATTCATACCTTACTTCAATTGCAGCTTATAACTATTTCAATTATGGAGGAACTTCATTATTGGTAGCTAGAGTAGCAAGTGGATCTTACACCTCAGCAACCAGCAGTTATATGCCTACAGCATCAGCTGGACCTACATCAGGTTTATCACCTTTTGTTCTAGAAACAATTTCTGAAGGAATTATAATGAATAACTCAGGATCAGGAGCTTCAGGTTCTTTAATTTCTGGTTCTAAAAATAATGTTAGATGGCAAGTTACTCAAACAAACTCAGGTTCAGGTACATTTAATGTATTAATTAGAAGAGGAGATGATACAACAGACAACCCAACAGTTTTAGAAGCTTGGAATAATGTATCATTAGATCCAAACTCATCACGTTTTATTTCTTTAGTAATTGGTGATCAAAAATTAAGTTACGACAGCGTTAACAATCAAATGAATATTTCTGGAAGTTATCCAAATAATTCAAAATATGTACGTGTTAGAACAGTTAATTTCCTTACCCCAAATTATTTAGATAATAATGGTGTTGCTGTAAATGCTTATACAGCTTCTCTCCCAGCTACAGGAAGTGGTTCATTAGATGGATGTTTTGGTGGTGCTATTGGAAACGTAAGTGGTTCGATTAAATTATATAATGAAATTGGTCTAAATACCCAAGGATTAGTAGCTACAGATTATAATAACATGATTGCCCTTTTAGGAAATCCTGAAGCATATCAATTTAATATACTATTTACCCCTGGATTATTAAATGATTCCCACCCAGCACAAGTTAATAATATTGTTTCTAATACAATTAATAGAGGTGATAATATGTTTGTAATGGATTTAGGAATATATGGTAGTTCAATTGGACAAGCATTAACCCAAGCACAAACAAAAAATACTTCATACGCTGCAACATATTGGCCTTGGGTTCGTATCATTGACCCAGCAACAGGAAAACATGTTTGGGTACCAGCTTCAACAGTAATACCAGGTGTATATGCTTTCAATGATAAAGTATCAGCTCCATGGTTTGCACCCGCAGGTATAAACCGAGGTGGATTAAGCACAGTTCTTCAAGTTGAATTGAAATTGACACAAGGTAATCGTGATACATTATATGCAAATAATATCAATCCAATTGCAACATTACCTAAACAAGGTGTTGTAGTATACGGACAAAAAACATTGCAAAAAGCTCAATCTGCTTTAGATCGTGTAAATGTACGTCGTTTGATGATTGAATTAAAATCATATATCCGTCAAATTGCAGATACAGTAGTATTTGAACAAAATACAATTGCAACAAGAAATTCATTTATAGCTAGAGTTAATCCATACTTAGAAGCAATCCAACAAAAACAAGGATTATATGCTTATAGAGTAGTAATGGATGATTCAAACAATGGACCAGCAGTAATTGATCAAAACCAGTTAGTAGGACAAATTTATATCCAACCAACTCGTACAGCAGAATTTATATCTCTAGACTTTATATTACAACCAACTGGAGCTCAATTCCCTGCATAAAAGATAGAAATATTTAATATTTATAATAAAATTAAAACAAAAATAAGATGCCAATATTAAACCCAAACGAAATATTTTTCACGGCGTTTGAACCGAAACAAAGTAACCGTTTTATCCTTTATATGGATGGTGTTCCATCATACTTGGTAAAAGGAGTAGGTGCTGTATCATTAACACAAAGTGCAGTTGCTCTAAACCACATCAACGTTCAACGTTATGTAAAAGGAAAAACAATTTGGAATACAATCCAATTCACAATGTACGAGTCAATCACACCAAGTGGAGCTCAAGCAGTAATGGAATGGGTACGTTTAGGACACGAATCAGTAACAGGTCGTGATGGTTACTCGGATTTCTATAAGAAAGATATTACTTTCAACGTAGTTGGTCCTGTAGGTGATATCGTTTCTGAATGGGTAATCAAAGGAGCTGTAATTACAGAAGTTAATTTTGGTGATTATAACTGGGATGATGATGGTCAAGCAGTAAACATCCAAGTAACTGTACAACCAGACTATTGTATCTTGAACTACTAAGAACAAAACAACAAAGTATACGAAAGCTCCAAAGAAATTTGGGGCTTTCACTTTCCTTTTATATATTGTACTTATGAAAAAATTATTTATCTTCCTCTTACTAGCATCTACAGGATATGCTCAATATTGCCCTTCATTAGGACCTGATCAACTATTACCTTGTGGTGTAGGAACAACTACTTTAACCGCAGATTTAAGCCAATGTGGACCAGGCAATAACCCCAATCAAACAACAAATTACAACGTTGCTTCTATACCATATGTAGCTCAAGTCAATAATGGAACATCTGTATTTATGATGGATGATTCCCAACAAGGACCATTTGCTATAGGCTTTAACTTTTGCTTTTTTGGACAAACCTATACACAATTTTATATTGGTTCAAATGGATGGATTTCATTTTCCGGTGGGCAACCAACAACATTTACTTCACAAACAATTCCTACGGGTAATATTTTAGTTCCTAAAAATTGCATTTTGGGACCATGGCAAGATTGGCATCCTGGAATTGGAGGACAAATTAAATATCAAACTGTTGGTACTGCTCCTTGTAGAAAATTAATAGTAAGCTGGATTGGTGTGCCAATGTATAGTTGTACATTTAATCAAGGAACATTTCATATAGTAATTGAAGAATCAACTAATTACATTAGTAACTACATTCAATCCAAACCATCTTGTGTAACGTGGCAAGGTGGTACTGCTGTAGAAGGTATTCATAACACAGCTGGTACTATTGGAATCCCAGTACCTGGAAGAAATTCAACAGTTTGGACAGCTAATAATGATGCTTGGAGATGGACACCTAGTGGACCAGTAGTTACTCCTACCCTAACTTGGTATCAAGTAGGTAACCCAGTAGCAATTGGAACAGGTCCTTCTATTAATGTTACTCCAACTATTCCTACACAATATACTTGTAAATTTGTTTATCCAATTTGTAATGCAGGTTGGTCTAGTTGTAATGCTGGGACTAGTTTAGGACCGGACACGGTACTTGTAGTTCCTGGCCCACCTAATTTACCTACCCCCATTATTATTCCTTCTAATCCTACTTGTGCTAGTTCTTGTGATGGAGCAATTAATATCATTTCAAGTGGTGGAACAGGAGTTCAAACTATTTCTTGGAACGGACCTGCTAACGGATTTAATCCAATTGGTTTATGTGCTGGAGTTTATCCTTTTACAATTGTGGATGCTGCGGGTTGTAATGTAAGTGGGGTTGCTACTTTAATCGACCCGCTTGTACCCATTGTTGGACCTATTACATTCAATGATACAGTTTGTTTTAATTCAACTAATGAATTATACTCAGTTATTCCCCAAATTGGATACACATACCAGTGGTCAGCTGTTGGTTCTATTACTAATGGGCAAGGCACAAATACTATTAATGTAGACTGGACCTCAATTTCATCCGGATTTATACCAGGTGCGGTTCAAGTAACAGGATATGATTTTAATAATTGTCCAAGTTTACCTGAGACAATTGATTTAACTATTTTTAATTTAACCCCAGTAATTGATCCTGCAGGTCCATTTTGTTCAAATGATGAATTTTCTACTTTAAATGCTACCCCAATTGGAGGTGTATTTAGTGGAATAGGAATGATGGGTAATGATTTTTATCCTGGATTTGCTGATACTTTAGATAATTACATTACATACACTTATACCCAATCAGGATGTATATTTGATGATACAATTAATATAATTGTTTATGAACAACCTACTATTACCCCAATTACACCATATAATGAATTTTTTGAACTATGTGATGGTGACTCTATATCAAGCATATATTCAGTAGTTGCTTCTTTACCCGGTTATAATGAATGGACTATATTGAATAATACCGTCCAATCAGAAACATTAAATATCGCTTGGGATGCGCCCGGAATGTTTGATATTTCTGTAGTACATTATTCAAATGGATGTGCTTCACCCCCACAATTTAATGTAGTTACTATAGCACAATGTCCTGAACTATTATTTTATATACCAAATTCATTTACACCTGATGGGGATGAGCATAATAATTCCTTTAAATGGACTTTTACAAGTGGGTTTGATCCATATGATTTCCATGTAGAAATTTATAATCGATGGGGTGAAATGATTTATGAAAGTTATGACCATAACGACTATTGGGATGGAACTTATAACAATACTCCATGTACACCAGGATTATATAATTATAAAATTCAATTTGGTAGTAAAAAAGATGATGGTGAATATGAATTTGCAGGAAGTATTAATCTTATTAGATAATGCAATATTTATAACAGTATGAAACTAAACAATTTACGTACTTTAGTAAGAGAAGAATTAAGCAAAAAGCTTAATGAAGAATATCAAGACAAATTTAAAATGGTTGGTATGATTCTCACTAATCTTAAAGTAAGACCACAAAAAGAAATATTCTCAGACATTCGTTCACTCCCAGGCATTACAGTAGCATCAGCAAAAGAACCAATGGAATATAGTGAACAAAATACTGAAAAATTTCAAACAGTTTTAACTATTAAAGTTGATGGTCATCCTTGGATTACAAAAGGTGGTTTTTCACGTGAAAAAATGGAAGAAATACGAAGAGAAATATTGAAGATTAAAGGAGTATTATCATATAATGTAAATCCTGATAATATTACTTCCCTTTAATATATGTATATAAGACAATTAAGTTATAACAAATAAAAATTATGAGCGAATTTAAATTACCTACTGAAACCATTGAATTACCCTCAAAAGGTTTGCTTTATCCCGAAGATTCTGAATTAGCAAAAGGTGTTCTTGAAATGAAATATATGACCGCTAGAGAAGAGGACATATTAACAAACCAATCATACATCAAAAACGGTACAGTATTAGACAAATTAATGAAATCATTAATTGTAACAAAAATTAACTATGATGATTTATTAGTTGGTGATAAAAATGCAATTATGATTGCTGCTCGTATTTTAGGATACGGTGCTGAATATGTTTTTGATTATGCAGGGGAAGAACAAATAGTTGATCTATCATCTCTTGATAATAAAGAAATTAAAAAAGAATTATTTGCATCTCGTACAAATGAATTTTCATTTACCTTACCTAAATCGAAAAATAATATTACATTTAAACTATTAACCCACAAAGATGAACAAGAAATCAGTCGTGAATTAGAAGGTTTAAAGAAAATTAATAAAGACTCATCTCCAGAACTATCAACACGATTAAAATATATAATTACTTCGGTGGAAGGAAAACGAGATAAAAAAGACATTAGAGAATTTGTCGACAATTATCTCTTAGCACAAGATTCACGATCACTAAGAGAATATATCCGCGAGATTCAACCAGATGTTGATCTAACTTTTTTTCCCGACGGAAGTGAGGATAGAGTCAATCTCCCAATTGGGCTTAAGTTTTTTTGGCCTGACATATGATACAGCTCCTATAGTAAGAGCAAATCTGTTTACACAAATTCATGAAATAGTTTTCCACGGCAATGGTGGATATGATTGGCATACGATTTACGATATGCCAATCTGGCTTCGTAAATATACTTTTAATGAAATTAAAAAATACTATGAAGAACAAAAAGATGCAGCTGATGGGAAATCAAATTCTAATAGTGGAAAACAAACAGTAATTAATTCAGATGGTACTATAAAAACCCCAGAATTACTTCAAAAGGCGGCAAATTCTAAAAAACCTATTAAATATAGCTAAAAATATTATCCTTTAATATTTATAATAAAATACCTCAATGGCTGAGAAGGACGACGTAATATTAAAAATCAAAGAAAAGATTGCTAAGCTGGATAAAGATTCAGCCAAGTCATATAGAGAACAATTAAAAGCTCTTAATGATAACAACTCAGCTCTTGATACATACAAAAACCTTCTTGGAGATATTAACGTTAGAGTTGAAGACCAATTACAAGGTTTTGCGGGTTTACTTAGAGAAATCAAGGGAATCAACGAAGAATTAGAAAACGAAGGCAAACACGTTAGAGATGCTACCAAAGCATTCAGGGGATTAGAATCTATAGCCTCTAAATTAAAAAATGATCAAAAAGGCTATACTGAATTAAACAAAGAACAACTAAAACAAGAAAAATCCAAACTTAAAGTTCTTGCTGATCAAGCTAGATTAGCAGCTGAAGCAATCCAAAGTAGAGGAGCTCAAAATGATAAAGAAAGAGCAATTTTACAAGGATATGAGGATGAATTTTCATTATTTGAACGAACAAATAAACTTCTTGAAGATAGAATTAAAGAAGAAGATAAATTAAACAAAAAATTAGGTGTAACTGGTGTACTTTTAGCAGGGATGAGTAAAATCCCAATAGTAGGACCATTACTTAAAACAAATGAAGCACTAGATGCGGCTAAAGAAAAAGCTAAAGCCGGAGGAAACGCATTCCAAGCAATGGGTGCTGGTTTAGCTAGTGTAGGTAAAAGTTTAGTATCATCTTTAGCAGATCCTTTAGTTTCTATAGGTTTAATAGTAAAAGCTTTTCAATTTTTGCTAGAATTAGGATTCAAAGTAGATAAACAAGAAACCCAATTAGCAAAATCTTTTGCACTTTCTGAATCCTCAGCTCATAATCTTAGAGAATCTTTTAGCGAAATACAAAATTCATCCGCTATAACTCTTGATTATCAAAAAAGAATATTAATTAATACGACTTCATTAACTGAAGCTGCTACTCAATTAGGTGATGCTTTAGGAGCATCTGCTCTTCCTACTAAAGAACAATTAGAAAACCAAATAATGTTAACCCAACAAATTGGGTTATCTGCTGAAGAAGCGGGACGTTTACAACAGTTAGCATTTGATAATGAAATGTCTGCGGATGGTATTACTAAAGAAGTACTTAAACAAACATTAGCCTATAAAAAACAAACCGGAATACAATTAGATAATAAAAAAATCTTACAAGATGTATCTAAAATCTCAGGCCAATTGCGTTTACAATATGGAAATAATGTTAATCAATTAGCAGCAGCCGTAATTCAATCAAATAAATTAGGATTTTCACTAGAACAAACTAAAAAAATAGCTGAACAATTACTTAATTTTGAACAATCCATTGAAGACGAATTATCAGCTGAATTATTAATTGGTAGAGATCTTAACCTAGAACAAGCACGTTTACTTGCCTTAAATGGTAAATCAGCAGAAGCCACAGCTTTGATTGCTGAAAATATGGGTGGATCCGCAGGGTTTGCTTCAATGAATGTTCTTCAACAAGAACAATTAGCAAAAGCTTTAGGTATGAGTGCGGATGAACTTTCTGATTCATTATTATATCAAGAAAGATTAAATAAACTAGGAAGTATAGGTGCACGACAGGTTTCTGAACGAATAAAGCAATTAGAAGAAGAAGGTAGATTTGAAGAAGCTCAACAACTTCAACGAGAAATAGCTAATGGAACAGATGCTGAAAAAGCTCTTAAAAGAGTAGACATTCAAACCCAATTTAATGGAGCTGTTGAAAAATTAAAATTATTATTAGCTGATATAGTAGATGGTCCTGCTTTAAAATTTGCAACGGGGTTAGTAAATATATTATCCAATGCTGATGCTTTAAAAGGTATTCTTTATGAAATTGGAACTATTTTTGCTACTATAAGTCTTGCATCCCTTATAAGACAATTAGCAGTAGCTGCAGTTTCAGCCGGTACTCTTTCCATAGCCTCGGCCGCTACCGCATCTGCATTAACTCTTGGAATAGCAGCATTTGCTATAATAGGATCAATAGCAGCTATAGCAGCCTCTATTAATAACGCTAAAGAACAAGTAGCAACTCCCCCTAAAACAAATTATGCTACTGGTGGTATAGTTGGAGGTAATTCATTAGCTGGTGATAATGTTAAAATTAATGCCAACTCCGGTGAAATGGTTTTAAATAGAAGCCAACAATCCAAATTATTTAATATGATTAACAATGGTGGTGGGAATGGTGGTCCTGTACAAGTAACTGTTTATGGACAAATCGATAAAAAAACATTATTTACATTCATGGCAGAAGGTGAAAGAACAAATTCCAATGATCTAGGCCGTGAAAGACAAATAAGTAATAGAAATACTCAATAACACAATATTTATAATAAAATAAAACATTATGGGACTATATGACATGCTAACAACTCAAGGTTCTACTTTGACAGCTTATAACGGAACAACTCCACCTGTTAACCCACTTGCAACACAGCAATCAAAATTACATGCTGATGGAAATGCACCTGGTTACTCATTGGATGGAACACAAGCAGTATTGGTAACTAACCAATACAATGCTTACTTAGATGGTGTAGGAAATCAAATTCCACAACCTTCATTACTTGATACTAACGGAGCTATTCCACCATTTACACCTGGAGGAGGTCAAGCATTACCTTATTTAGCTAATTTACCTCAATAAACCAATTAAATGGGGTTATTTAAACTTTTAACTGATCCGGGAAACTTTCAATTTTATTGGCAAAACCAAAAACCAGGAAGTGAAAGCCCTAATATAATTAACCCTAGGAAAATTCCTTTTGGGAAGGATAGGTTCAAAGGTGGTTCAAGTAAAGAACCATATATCATCAAATCTCCAACTTTTGCAGATGATGACACTAAAAGTGCCCCTTTTTATAATGATTTTTTAATAAGAGGTGGAATTTTATCCCCATTTTCAGCTGCTGAAGATGTTGTTAGATTAACAAAATATTTTACAGATTTAAATAATCCTAAAGGAGCTCTTTTTGTTGCTAAACAAAATATACTATCTAAATCAGGAGTAAAAACAGAAGCAACTAAAGGATTTGCATATTTAGGGAGTGCTTTAAACGAAGGATATTATAATCCTCTATCTACATTAGCCTCAGCTGGTGGTGGATTTTTAGGTAAACATGTAAATAAACAAGGTGGATTATTATTAGAAACATCTTTAAAAAAATACCAGGATGTTATTACTGAAAATCAATTAAATCGTGGTTTAAATTTTGATTTTTCTGACAATAGATTAACTGGGCTTTTTACTTATATTACTAATAATGCATTTTCTCCCGGAAATAATTTTAATGGAGTTAATAAATATTCCCTTGTCCCAAACCAATCTACCCTAATTCAATACTCAGGAGGCCCGGATTCAGTAGCGGGAGTAGGGAGTACTAGTATTAAGTTTGCTACAAATAATGCAGGTACTGTTTTAAAATCCTTATTAAATCCTTCTTCTAATACAGACGGAAATAAAGATATTACATTTACTTCTCGTTTTAAAACATGGGATGCTAAAACTATTAATAGTCAAAAAACTAATTTAGATAGTCTTATTAAAGAAGATTTTAGAAAAGTATTAACTCCTGAAAAAGTATACCAGAATTCTTTCTTAAGTAAATCTCCTGATTATGTAACTAAAAATATTGAAGATAAATTAGGTCTAAACAACCCAGGAAGTCGATTAAGAGATAGATCAAATTATTCTGTTGGGAGTGTATATAATGGTAATTCAACGGCACTAGATAAAGTAAATGCTTCGTACATTTATAAAAGTGATAGTGTAGATGGATCAAGATATGGAAAAGACCCAAATTATAACGATCTTATTCAATTTAATATTGCTATTTTAAATAATGAACTTCAAAAAGGAGGTCCCTATAAAAAATATATGCATTTTAGAGCATTTATAGATAATATTTCTGATTCATATAATGCTGATTGGAATGCTATTAATTATATGGGTCGTGCTGAAAAATTTTATAAATATAAAGGATTTGATAGAAAAATGTCATTAGCCTTTACTGTTGCTGCTCAATCAAAACAAGAGATCACAGCAATGTATGATAAGTTAAACTTCCTTGCCTCATCACTCTCCCCTGAGTATCTTGATAGTATATCAGCAGGATATATGGCTGGAAATATTGCATATATAACATTAGGAGAATACATAGATGACCAACCCGGTATAATTACATCACTAGAATATACTATACCTGAGGAATCACCATGGGAAATCGCTATAGATGAAAAAGGTGAAAAAGCAGATCCAAAAGATGTTAGACAATTACCTCACATTATCCGTGTTTCATTACAATTTACTCCAATCCATAAATTCAGACCAGAAAAACAATCATTTGAAGATGATTCTGATAAAAATTCAAAAGGAAAAATAACAGGGAATAATAGCGTTAGATTAAAAACCCCAGGAATGCAAAAATATATTGATCAAAATAGACCTTCAACATCTAATTATGATGAGCAAGGTAAATTTAATTCAATCCCATCCCCAACTAATACACCAATTCAAGCTAACCAAAACACCGGTAATCTAGTTCAACAATAATGGCAAGATATAATAATATACCTGTAATTACAACTGCAACAGATTCTAATAGAAGATATATTGTTGTAAAATATCCAACAATTCCCCTTGGACCATCGGATATTTATGTGTATACTACTAAGGGTGATAGATTTGACATTTTGGCTTTAAACTATTATGGTGATTCTTCCTTATGGTGGATTATTAATAAAGCAAATCCTGGACAAAGTTCAGACTCTATTTATCCATCCATAGGAGCACAAATTAGAATACCTTCACCTCAAAGAGTAGCAACGATATTATCACAATATAGTGCAATAAATGGTACAATATAGTTATGGGAAATGTAATAGGACAACCTTTAGAAGGTTATGTAGTTGATCAAATTAAAGCTAGACAAAAACTTCATGGAAGTGGAGTTAGATTCGAAAATAATACAAGAACTCCTGATCAGCTTAGTATTCTTAATTCTAATACTTCATGGATTAAATTAGCTTCTGGGGTTTATATAGATGATGAGGATAGACTAAGAGATTTAGGATTTACAACTACTGAAAGAGCTAACCTTAAAGGAATGGGACTAGCTAAAAAATATGTCCTTTATAATGGAATTTCAGAATATGAAGATGGAGCATTAACTCAAAGACAAGGTTTTAAACCATCAAATTTTCAAGATGTTATCTCAAATGGTAAAACCGTAGGTGCTATAGTTAAAGATACTGAAGATAGTTCCTATATCTACAGTAGATACAGAAACGCAGGCAGTGAAACCCACGGATCCGACTCAGGATACAACCCAATGCCTGGTATTATCAGTATGGAGGTTAAAGCTTTAAACCGTGGTTCATTAGAAAAAGCATTTGTTAAAATTAAAGCCCAAAACAGACAACAACTTGATATTCTAGACATGCTATATATGCGTTTAGGATATACAGTTTTACTTGAATGGGGGAATACTTTTTACACTTCTGGTGGAGGAGATAAACAAATTGTTCGCAATACTATTATTGAAGATAAATTTTTTGAATTTGAAGGAAACAGATCCTATTTAGATTTTATAGGTGGAACTGATGATCCACTAATCAATTCATATAAAGAAAAATATGATGGAAACTATGATGGGATGTTAGCAGTAATATCTAATTTTAGTTGGACATTCAATAATGATGGTTCATATGATATTGATTTAACTTTAATTAGTTTAGGTGATGTAATTGAATCTTTAAAATCTAATATTTCTATCAACAGTAAAGTTAGTGAATTTATCTCATCCAATACATTAGTATCAGGATCCATAGCCAACCCAGTAATTGAAACTAGTAAAGATTTAAACAACATTAGCGCAATGCTTTGGTTATTTACTCGATTTGGGACAAGTGCAAAAGAAGTAAATATTTTTCTCTCAGGATTAGATGCGGTAAGTGGTAAAAGGACTGTTGGTCATTTTTTAAATAGGGGAGCTGTTTCTCTTACTAATCAAACAGGTGTATATAAATTTTATGAAAAAACTAGTGGAACTACATCTTTTGAAGAATTACCCTCTCAAACCTATACAACCATAGAACCAGATGATAATGCTCAACAACATTTAATTGACAGATTTCATTCTGTTGGAAATGGAAAATATGCTACAGTTAACCAATCCCCAGGAACAGATCCTACAAAAGGATATGTTCTCAGTGGAAATGGTAAAAAGAGAATACTTACTTATAAATTCCCAATCGGAACTAAAACCGTATCAGACCCTAATGGTTCTATGGTAAATGCCGAATATGGTATGCCTGATACAATTGAAGTACCAGTTTATGCCACATATAGAATTTATTATATAAGAAAATCCCTTACTGGTGGAACTTCAATTGATAATCCTATAGCGGCTGCACCCGGATGGACAGCTTTCCAATTAGATACTACAGAAAAACAATTTTATTTAAGATTTACTTATCTTTTAGAATTTCTTCAAGAAAATGTTATCCCTGAAATTGCTGCTTCACCTGATAATGCCCCATTATTTACTATAGATTATGAACCTTGGGGTAATTATATGTATTCACTCCCAAATCAAATATCTTTAGATCCAACAAAATGTATAGTTAGAAATGATCATTTTGTAAGATTTAATGGAGAAGATAAACCAGAAAAGGCATTTGAAGGATTACAATATTTTAGAATAGTAGATACTAAAGCAACCAATGATTTTGCTCAAAATCAAAATTTAGCTTTCCCTTTGAATATATATTTAAATTTTAATTTTATTCTCGAAAGTTTAAAAAACAATCAAAACGATAGAGGAGATACTAACTTATATGGATTTATTTCATCCATATGTACTGGTCTTAATCAAGCTTTAGGTGGAGTAAATAATCTTGAACCTATCATTGAAAAAGACACAAATGTACTTAAAATCATTGATTCCACCCCAATACCAGGTGTAAGTGCTCCTGATCTTACAGGTAATGATGATTACACATTAATGTTATATGGATATAAAGGAACTCAACGCGATCCTAAATCATCAGAATTCACCAAATTTGAATCTAATTTTATTCGCAATATAGATCTTAAAACAACAATCACCCCAGAATATGCTACTATGGTTACTGTAGGAGCAACCGCTAATGGATACGTTAAAGGAACAGAAGCTACAGCATTCTCGGTGTGGAATAGAGGTATAGTTGACAGATTTAAAAACGAATTAGTTCCACCCCCACAACAAGTCGAATCTGACCCTACAGGCAGTATAAAAGAAGCAGCAACTAATTATGGTTCTGAATTTTTATACCACGCAACTACATGTTATGGTCTTGATGGAAATATTTATTATAACCCCCCAGTATTAGGTAATATTAATAGTGATCTTGTAGGTAAAAATATTTCTGTAGTAACAGAATTTTATAAATATGTAATTGCTAAAAAAGGACAAAAAACCCAACAAGCCGGTACTATAGGATTTATCCCATTTAAGTTAGGTATTACAATGGATGGTCTTTCTGGGGTTAAAATTTACAATAAAATCCAAGTAGATTCATCTTTCCTCCCTGTCAGATATGGAGAAACTTTAAATTTTATTATTACTGGAGTAAATCATAGATTACAAAATAATGATTGGGAAACTACATTGGAAACAATAGTAATGCCTAAAACTAGTAAACTTGAAATTTCTGATTATAATATAGCATCAATTTCTAAAGATGTTGCTGCAATAAAAGCTTCACTCTCATCTAGTACACCTCTTAAAATCTCAGGAAAAGCCACTAAAGAACCAGGATTTTTAGATGCTGTAAAAGCACTTGAAGATAAAATGGGAGTAAATAGAGATGTTCTTTTAAGAATTATGAAACACGAATCCGGATTTAACCCCGCAGCACGGAATCCATGGACAAGTGCAACTGGACTAATCCAATTTATGCCAGATACTGCAAAAGGTTTAGGAACAACTATTGCTAATTTAAGCACTATGACGGGAATTCAACAATTAGTATATGTTGAAAAATATTATAAACCAATATTTGGTAAAGCCAAAACAGTAGGTGACGTGTATATGTACACCTTCCTCCCAGCAGCAGCAAATAAACCTGATAGTTTTGTAATTGGGATAAAAGGATCGAAAAAGAATATATTTGGTATTAGTCAAAATAAACTTTATACACAAAATCCTACATTTGATGGGGATGGAAAAGGATATTACACTGTAGGAGATGTAAAGAAAAGAATAAATTCAACTTACTAATATAAAATATGTATTTTCCAAAATCCCAAATAAAACCAAATTTATACACTAATGGTGGAGAGTATATTCTTTCAACAACAAGAGAAGAATATAAAGGATATTACTATAAGGTTTCTACTGGAAAATATTTTACAGGTAAAAACCCTAATCAATCTACTAATATTGAAATAATTCCCTCTCCCCAACTTGTTCTTTTAACTCAACCTTCCTTTAACCCATCATTAGAAATTACCACAGAACCTGAATTTGAGTATGTAACTCCTATATCACCTTTATCACGATCACTACCCCAATTCAATCCAAATGTTCCTACTCAACAAGAAAAAACAAATGGTCAATATATAAGATATTTCTGCAAACGAAATAATGAATTGAAGTATATGGAAATTAGTTTAGATACCTATACCCAATTATCAACTAAAAACCAACAAATTGCATGGGATTTATATACCCCGGCTTCTGTACTATGGCAAATCCAAGGTGATAAAAATACGGTATATGCATCAAACCAATCATCTGTTTATTTAGTAGAAAAAACACAAATTTGGCATGGTTTTTCTCAATATTTTAAAGGCGATTTCTTAAAATATTACTTGGGATCCTAAAATATAGTTTGTATCTTTAAAGCATGTATTGGCTTATAGAAGATATTAAACATATAGAAACACTTTGTCGTATTCGTCACCAAGTGGCTTACGTTGATGTAATTCCTTGCTCACACAATCTTCACCCTATTGAAAATAGCGTATGTGCTATATATCTTAAACCAAAAGATGATCCAAAAGGATATATTATTCCTATAAACCATAGTGAAACAATAAACTTTGAATTAGAGGAAGTAGAAAAGGTATTAAACAGTATTGAAAATATTTATGTAAGAGATAGAAAAGAATTTTTACATTATTTCCCTATCAAGCACTGTTACCAACCACCACCCTCCCCCCATACGTATATACCTCAATTAACACAAGCTCACACACAGTTATACAATAAGTATCCGGAAATACAAAATCTAAACACAATTGTACCGATAGTAAAACACTATGAGGTATGTGAACAAAACTTTGCAAACTACGAAAAAATAAGACTCAACCCGTTTTACAATAAAGCGGCATTGGTGTTTAATCAACTAGAACGAGCGGGTATAAAAGTGGACCAAACCAAATTTGAGCAGTACTTCGACAAAGAGGTAAACGAGTTTATTTACACGCAATATAATTTAAATACATTAACTACAAGACCTTCAAACGCATTTGGGGGAATTAATTTTTCGGCTTTAGATAAAAACAATGGAGAAAGAGAATGTTTTATACCGCGTAACAATTCATTTATTGAAATGGATATCAGTGCTTATCATCCTACTCTTTTGGCTAACTTATTGGACTACACTTTTGATAGTGATGACATCCACGGGAGTTTTGCTAAAATGTATGGGGTGGATTATGCCAAAGCAAAAGAAATAACCTTTAAACAAATATATGGAGGTATTTGGAAGGAATATCAACACCTTGAATTCTTTAAAAAGGTAATAGCATATACGGACGATTTATGGGAATCATTTAACTATGCGGGATATATTAAATGCCCAATTTCAGATCATAAGTTTTACTTCAACGAACTGGAAAATATGAACCCATCAAAACTTTTAAATTATGTGCTTCAAAACTTGGAGACAGCAAATAATGTTTGTATATTATACGATATTTTTAAAATATTACGAGGGAAAAATACTAAACTCGTGTTATATGTGTATGATTCGTTTTTATTTGATTACGATAAGAGCGAACCGGATGTAATGCTTAAAATATTAGGAATATTTAACAAATATAAATTGCAAGTAAAAACCAAAAAAGGCACTAATTATGCCAATATAAAATAAAAGTTATGTACAATACTCTCGAAGAACCCCGTCATATGTATAATCAATATGATTATGATGTTACATTTGAAAATTTATTAATGAATAATAGACTGTTTTGTACTTTTACTGCATTAGCTGATTTAGATGCGCTGGTAAATGAACTATCAAGTCGTTATATTATAATGTACGACAAAATGTTTGTACTACATGTTAAAAGTAATAACGAATATGTTGTTACATATAATGTAGATCAAGGAAATGTAAACGATATCCCCGAAAATACCATCTTAGTTCATAGAAAAAAGGAATCCAATACCCTTTATACAATCAATGCCTTAAATGAATTGATTAAAAAATTAAATGGTGGGGTAGTAGACACACACTTCCCAGTAAGCTGGCAACATTATCGAAATTGTATATTGTTGACCCAACATAATGAAATCAAGCAACTTAATACAAAGATTTTCAAGATCGTTGAATTATAGTTGGTTTAGTGAATAAAGGTTATTATATTTAAGTTGTAAACAATAAAA